GGCATCCAACTGGATGCCAACGGGACCACGGCATTCTCGGAAGTCGCCAAGGAACTGAACCTGACCCAGGAGGCTGCGCAGAAGGTTCTCGACAAGATGGGCCCGGTGATCGCCGGGCGTCATGCCGAGGTCCTGACCCAGGCGAAAGCCCAATGGGTCGAAGGNGCNAGANGCGACAAGGAGTTCGGCGGCGACAAGCTGACCGAGAACCTNGCNGTCGCCAAGCGCGCCCTCGACACGTTCGGCACCCCTGAGCTGCGCACGCTGCTGAACGAGTCCGGCCTGGGCAATCACCCCGAAATCATTCGGGCGTTCTTCAGGGCGGGCAAGGCAATCAGTGAGGACAAGTTCGTACCCGCAGGGTCNGGCAGTCCGAAGGGGGCGAAGGATGCAGCCAACGCCCTCTATCCGAATCAGCAACGTTAAAGGAGCTTTTTAAATGGCAACTCTCGCAAACACCGCGCTCACCCTGGCCGACTGGGCCAAGCGCACCGATCCCGAAGGCCGTGTCCCGGTCGTCGCCGAACTGCTTTCGCAGACCAACGAAATCCTGGAGGACGCCGTGTTCATGGAGGGCAACCTGCCCACCGGCCACCGTGTCGTCATCCGCACCGGCCTGCCGACCGTCTACTGGCGCGCTCTGAACCAGGGCATCCCGAACTCCAAGTCGACCACCGCCCAGGTGGACGAGTCCTGCGGCATCCTCGAAGCACGCAGCGAAGTGGACAAGGACCTGGCTGAACTGAACGGCAACACCGGCGCGTTCCGCTTGTCCGAGGATCAGGCTTTCCTGGAAGCCATGAACCAGACGCAAGCCCAGACCATGTTCTACGGCAACCCGTCCACCGACCCCAAGCAGTACCTGGGCCTGGCCACGCGCTACGGCACGATCTCGGGCGCCGGCAACGCCGCCAACATCATCGACGCCGGCGGCACGGGCACCGACAACACCTCGATCTACCTGGTGGTCTGGGGCGAGAACACCGTGTTCTGCCCATTCCCCAAGGGCTCGAAGGCCGGTCTGATGCACAACGACNTGGGCGAGCAGACCGTCTACAACGGTGACGGCACCCGCCTGCAGGCCCTGGCCACCCAGTACCAGTGGAAGAACGGCCTGGTCGTCAAAGACTGGCGCTACGTGGTGCGCATCTGCAACATCGACGTGTCGAACCTGACCGGCGAATCCAGTGCAGCCGACCTCATCAAGCTGATGAGCCGCGCACTGGACCGCATCCCGAACCTGGGCTTCGGTCGTCCCGTGTTCTACATGAACCGCACCGTGTACTCGATGCTGCGCATCCAGGCGCTGGCCAAGAGCCAGAACGTGCTGGCCGTCGAGAAGGGCTTGAACCAGTTCGGCACCGCCGCGAGCTGGATGTCCTTCGAGGGCGTGCCGCTGCGCAAGGTCGACGCCTTGCTGAACACCGAGGCCCGCGTGGTCTAAAGGGCAGGGGCTTCGGCCCCTTGCTCGCTGCACGAACCCAATTTCCTGAAAGGACCCTGAACCATGATTACCGACGCACTCCTCCGCGTATCCAATGCGCAAGCGGTCACGACCACCGCCGTCTCCACCGACACCGTTGATCTGGGCGTCGCCCGCGACATCGGCGCAGGCGAGAACCTGTTCATGAACTTCACCGTGGGCACCGCCTTCGCCGGCGGCACCTCGACCGAGTTCCAGGTGATCGGCTCGGCATCCGCCGACCTGAGCTCGCCCACCGTGCTGGGTAGCTCGGGCGCCCTCGCCACCGCCGGCCTGACCGCCGGCAAGCGCACGGCCGTTCGCGTGAACCCGATCATCGGCTCCAACGGCCTGCGCTACTTCGGCGCTCGCTACGTGGTCGTCGGCACCAACACCGCCGGCACCGTCACGGCCGACGTGGTTCACGGTGTGCAGGACCAGAAGTCCTACGCATCCGGCTTCACCGTCGCGTAATAGGGGCTGCACATGGCGAAGTACCGCGTCCTGGTCAAGTCCTACGTCAACAGCTCCATCGTCGAGGCGGGCGAGATCGTCGAGTACGACGGCAAACCCGGCTCGAACATGGAACTGATCGAAGGTGGCACGCCCGAGGTCAAGCCCAAGGGCAAGACCAAAGGCGCGGCACCCGCCGCCGAAGTCGGCACCGATGCCGGCGCAGACCTGGTGTAACCGTCTTTCTTAGCAGGAAGGCCATGTTGGGGGCTGTGCGTGAAAGCGTCAGCCCCCTTTTTTATTGAGCAAAGGGGTGCGCGATGGCGTCCGAAGTCGACATTTGTAACCTCGCCCTGGGGCACCTGGGCGACAACGCTACCGTGGCAAGCCTGGAGCCGCCCGAGGGCAGCGCGCAGGCCGAGCACTGCGCACGGTTCTACCCCNTCGCNCGCGACGGCCTGCTGGANCTGCACGACTGGAACTTCGCCACCAAGNNGGCGCNCCTTGCNCAGACCACCTCGCCCTACCCGCACGTGGGCCTACGCCTACGTCCAGCCNTCCGACTGCCTGAGCGTNCTGGCCGTGCTGGACCCCGCAGCCGCCAGCGACTACAGCCAGTCAATGCCCGCCCCGTACTCGCAGTCGCACCTGGTGAACACGGGCCTGGGCCAGTACACCCCGCAGGAGTTCGTCTGCGAGACGGATGACAGTGGNCGCGAGCTCGTGCTGACCAATCAGCGCGACGCCCTGGTGCGGTACGTCGCCTACGTGACCGACACCACCCGGTTCTCGCCGCTGTTCACCACCACGCTCACCTGGCACCTNGCCTCGATGCTGGCCGGCCCGATCATCAAGGGCGAGACGGGGCGCGCCGAGGCCAAGCGATGCCAGCAGATGGCCGCGTTCTATCTCGGGCGCGCCACGACGTCCGACTCCAAGCAGCGCCGCGTGCAGCCCACGCAGTCGGTGCCGTGGGTCAACGGTCGATAAGGGGCGCGCATGGCACAAGTCCGCACCTTCTCCCGATCCTTCGCAGGCGGCGAGGTCACGCCCGAGTTCTACGGTCGCATCGACGACATCAAGTTCCAGACGGGCCTGGCCAAGTGCCTGAACTTCATGACGCTACCCCACGGCCCGGTGACGAATCGTCCGGGCTTTGGCTTCGTGCGCGCCGTCAAGACCTCGACCCGCAAGACCCGCCTGATCCCGTTCTCCTACTCGACCACCCAGACGATGGTGCTGGAGTTCGGCCACGAGTACCTGCGTTTTCACACGCAAGGCGGCACGCTGGAATCCGCACCTGGCGTGCCCTATGAGATCGCAACGCCCTACGTCGAGGCCGACCTGTTCGACATCCACCACGTCCAGTCGGCCGACGTGCTCACGCTCGTGCATCCGAACTACATCCCACGCGAGCTGCGCCGCCTGGGCGCGCTCAACTGGGAGCTCAAGATCATCGAGTTCGCCTCGCGCCTGTCACCCCCGACCGGCATCACGGCAACGGCCACCCCCGGCGCCACGCCTGGCACGCCCACGACCTGGACCTACGTGGTGAGCGCGGTCGGCCCCAACGGCCTGGACGAGTCGACCTATTCGGCGGTGGCGACCTGCTCGAACAACCTGTTCGACGACGGTGCGTTCAACACGATCACCTGGACGGCATCAACCGGCGCCAGCCGGTACTACGTCTACAAGCTGTCCAACGGCCTGTACGGCTACATCGGCCAGGCCCAGGGCACGAGCTTCGTGGACGACAACATCGCNGCCGACGTGTCCGTNACNCCACCCGAGATCAACGACCCGTTCCTGGGGTCCGGCAACTACCCGGCTGCGGCGTCCTACTTCGAGCAGCGCCGGTGTTTCGGCGGGACGTTCAACGCACCCCAGACCCTGTGGATGACGCGCTCGGGCACCGAGTCGAACCTGAACTACTCGATCCCCAGCCGCGACGACGACTCGATCCAGTTCCGCGTGGCCGCACGCGAAGCAAACACGATCCGGCACATCGTCCCGCTGCAGGAGATGATCCTGCTGACCAGTTCCGCCGAGTGGCGCGTGACCTCGATCAACTCGGACGCGATCACGCCCACCTCGTTCTCGGTCAAGCCTCAGAGCTACATCGGCTCGAACAACGTGCAGCCGGTGATCGTGAACAACAACCTGATCTTCGCCGCTGCCCGTGGTGGGCACATCCGCGAGCTCGGCTACTCGTCGCAAAGCGGCGGCTACATGACGGGCGACCTGTCGCTGCGTGCCCCGCACCTGTTCGACAACCTCGAAATCCTGGACATGGCGTTCGCCAAGTCCCCGCAGCAGGTCGTGTGGATGGTGTCGTCCAACGGCAAGCTGCTGGGCCTGACCTACGTGCCCGAGCACGCCATCGGCGCCTGGCACCAGCACGACACCGACGGCGAGTTCGAGTCGTGCTGCGCCGTGTCCGAGGGTACCGAGGACGTGCTGTACGTGGTGGTCAAGCGGGAGATCAACGGCGTGACCAAGCGGTACGTCGAGCGCATGGCCAGCCGCCAGTTCGCCCAGGCGAAGGATGCGTTCTTCGTCGACTCGGGCCTGACCTACACCGGCGCGCCCGTGTCCACCGTATCCGGCCTGGCGCACCTGGAGGGCAAGACCGTCAGCATCCTGGCCGACGGCGCGGTCCACCCGCAGCGCGTCGTGACCAGCGGCTCGATCACGCTCGACGTCACCGCGTCCACGATTCACATCGGCCTGCCGATCATCGCGGACATGCAGACCCTGCCGCTGTCCTACGAAACCGAGGGCTACGGCCAGGGGCGCGTGAAGAACGTGAACCAGGTCTGGCTGCGCGTGTTCCGCTCGTCCGGCATCTTCGTGGGCCCGACGCCCAACGAGCTCGTCGAGGCCAAGCAGCGCACGACCGAGCCCTACGGCTCGCCGCCCGAGCTCAAGTCCGAGGAAATCCAGGTCACGCTGCGCCCCGACTGGACCGACACCGGCGCGGTCTACGTGCGCCAGTCCGACCCCCTGCCGCTCACCGTGGTAGCCCTGAGCCTGGAAGTCAGCATCGGGTCGTGACAACCAGCGAGGTGCGCGTATTGAGCGCGCCCTCGCTTATTTTCGAGAACACAGTAAAGGGGCTTCAATGGCTGTTTCTTCCGTAGTGATGATGGGCGCGGGCATGGCTACGTCAGCCGCCGGCGCGTATTCGTCCGCGCAGGGGCAGAAAGCCCAGATGCAATACCAGGCCGCGATGGGGGAACTCAACGCGGCGATGGCCGAGTCCGACGCCTCGCTGCTGGAGCTCAACGCGAGCATCAGCGAGACGCAGGCCAAGATGGCCGTCCAGCAGGGCCAGCGCGAGGAGCAGAAGCTGCGCCTGGGCACCGCCCAGCTCAAGGGCAAGCAGCGCGTGGGGTTCGCCGCCAACGGCGTGGACCTGGGCGTGGGGTCGGCTGCGCGAGTGCTCGCCACCACCGACTACATGACCGAGGTCGACGCCGGCGAAATCCGCGCCAACGCCGCCCGCGCCGCCTTCGGCTACAAGGTCCAGGCCACGAACCAGAAGTTCGGCGCCATGAGCGCACGCGCCCAAAGCACGAACTACAAGGCGGGCTCGGCATTCTCTACGGCCACCGCGTCCGGTATCTCCCCGCTGGCTGCGACCGGTGGCTCGCTGCTTGGCGGCTCGGGCCAGGTCGCGCAGTCCTGGTACATGATGAATAAGGCAGGCGGCTAATGCCACGAGTTCCAACCTACGACCAGTTCCAGGTCGCACCGACCAACCTTCCCAACGTCCAGGTGCGCCCGCCGGGCGTGCGGTTCGACGCCCCCTTCAGCGAGGCGCAGGCGACACTCCCCGGTCGCCAGCTCCAGCAGGTCGGCCAGGGTATGACCCAGGCCGGCATGTCCATGTCCAGGATCGTCGCGGACGAGCGAGCGGCCACGGCCAAGCTCGTCGCCGAGGAGCTGGAGAAAGCCAACCAGGTGCGCGTCAATGACGCCGTGAACCAGGCCGCAAAGGCCCGCCTGAACCTCACGTTCGACCCGACCGAGGGCTTCGTGAACCTGAGGGGCGAGAACGCACTCAAGCGCCCGAACGATCAGTCGCTCGACCAGGAGTACGGCGAGAAGCTCGCCAAGCGCCTGGACGCCATCGCGCAGGGCCTGGGCAACGATGCCCAGCGGGCGAAGTTCAAGCAGCAGGCCGACCAGCTCTCGCTGCAGTTCCAGTCGAGCCTGAACCAGCACATCTCGAAAGAGTACGGCGACTACCAGAACTCGGTCGACGACGGCACGATCCAGACCGGGCGCGAGCAGATGGCGCTCGCCTGGGGCGACCCGAACGCGATCAAGCAAGCGAGCGACGCCGTGCGCGCCGCCGTCTACAACAAGGGCTCGCGCATGGGCCTGGCCGGCAAGGCGATTGAAGCGGCCACCGTCGAGGCGCTGTCGCCTGGGCACGCCGCCGTGGTGTCGAGCGCGGTCGACGCGGGCGACGTGGACTACGCCCGCGAGTACCTGAAGCAACACACGGCCGAGCTCACCCCCCAGGCGCGCCTGCAACTGCAGCGCACCGTCGACACCGGCCAGTTCGAGCAAAAGACACAGGTCGCAGCCGGCGACCTGTTCACCAAGCACAAGGGCGACATCGCTGCAGCCCTTGCCGAGGCCCGCGAGCGTTTCAGCGGCAAGGAGGAGGACGGCATCGTCACCCGCCTGAAAACCCTGGACGCCGAGCGCGTGGCGCTGCGCGAGCGTGGGCAAAAGGACGCCCAGGACACGGCCTGGCGAATCTATTCGCAGACCGGCTCGCTCGCCAAGATTCCCGCGACCGTGCTGGCCGGCATGGACGGCAAGGACCTGGAGGTCCTGCGCAAGACCGCCCGCATGGACGCCGAGGGCAAAGAGGTCAAGACCGACCCGAACATCTACTACGCGCTCACCATCGCAGCCGCCACCGATCCGAACTTCAAGAGCGAGGACCTTCGCCGGTACTTCGACAAGCTCTCGCCCACCGACCGCAAGCACTTCGCCGACGTCCAAGGCCGTGCGATGAAGCCGGGCGAGGTCGACCAGGTGGCGTCCGTCACCCAGCAAAAGGACGCCGTGGTCAAGGCCCTGGGCCTGGAGAAGCAGGACGTGGGCGTTTTCCACCAGGTCGCCGACAAGGCCCTGTTCGCAGCCCAGACCGAGAAGGGCAAGCCCCTGAACCAGGAGGAGCGCCAGAAGGTACTCGACCGCCTGGTGCTCGAAGGCACGACGCCCGGCGTGCTGTGGAACTCCAGCACCCGAGCATTCAAGGCGCAGGCCGAGGGCCGACCCTTCACGCCCGTGTTCAACGACTCACAAAAGCGCCAGGCCACCGCCGCCCTGCAGCGCCAAGGCATCAAGAACCCCACCGCGCAGCAGGTCGAGGCCGTGCTGCGCGCAACCTACGACACAAAATGAGATTGCCCGACGACTTCGACGCCGCCGCTGCCAAGGTGGCCGGCCAACTGTCCACCGATCCAGTGGACGTCGCAGCTCGCGAGGTCGTCAACGGGCAGCGCACCCAGGTCAAGGCGAGCCTGTACAACGCGCTGCTGCAGAACCCCGACATGGCCGCACGGGCACAAAAGCTCGGGCGCCAGGCCGGCATCCCGGCCGACGTGGTGTCGCGCAACCTGCCCGAGGTCGAGCGCAATGTGCGCCTGAACGAGTTCGACCGCGTGCTGGAGAACTCGCCCACCGTCGCCCAGTGGCTGACCGACCAGAACAACGCGGCCATCGGCCACGACGATGTGGACAACATGGGCGCGGTCGAGTCGACGCTGCGCATGTTCAAGCGCGCAGGCGGCGCTGCGGTGTCGGGCCTGCAGCGCGCAAGCGCCGGCGTCGTGGGCGTAGCACAAGCGCCGTTCGATTTGCTGGCGCCGCTTGCCGATCCGCTGGTCGGGCGCGTGCTCCCCGGCAACCCGCTGCGCGGCACGGCCGAGGGCCTGTCCAAGTACCGCCAAAGCATCGAGGCGCAGGCCAAGGCCAACATGCCCAAGTCCGAGGGCATCGTCGAGTCGGGCGTCTACAGCGGCATCGCGTCGCTGTCCACCAACCTCGCGACCCTGCCGCTTGCGTTCCTGCCTGGTGGCCAGGGCGCAGCACTCACCGGCATGGTGGCACCCGTGGGCGGTGGCGCCTACGGTCAGGCCCGCGACAAGAACATCGCACCGATCCAGGCGCTGTCCTTCGGTGTCAGTCAAGCGGCCATCGAGTTCGCAACCGAGAAGCTGCCGCTGGCCAAACTGGTCGGCGACCTGAAGGTCGGCGCGCCGCTCTACAAGGTGGTGGCCAACCAGGTCGCGCGCGAGGTGCCGGGCGAACAGCTCGCCACCGTGCTGCAGGACCTGAACGAGTGGGCTGTCCTGAACCCCGAGAAGCCCTTCAGCTCGTACCTGGAGGAGCGCCCAAGCGCCGCCGCCCAGACCCTGATCGCAACCCTCGTGGGTGTCGGTGGCCAGGTGTCGGTGGTCAAGGGCCTGCAGGCCGCTGTCGAGCGCATCCAGTCCGGTGCGACGACGGTCGAGCAGGGCGGCTCCGAGGCCGCATCCAGCGGCGTCGTGCAGTCGATCATGGAGGGCGCGCTGCAGATGCGCCTGAAGGGTGCCCAGGTCGAGATGGCCGGGCGCGACGCCCAGGCGCTCACGCAACTGACCGAGCTCGTGCAGGCGAGCAAGCTCGCCCAGCGTGACCCGGCCAGCNTCGAGGCGTTCGTGGCCCAGGTCGTCGCCGACGGTCCGGTGCAGGACGTCTACGTCAACGCGCAGACCTTTGCGCAAGCCGCGCAGGAGGCCGGCGTCCAGGAGCAGCAGCTCCCCGAGAACATCCGCGAGCAGCTCGCCGAGGCCATCGCCATCGGCGGCGACATCCGCATCCCGATCCAGGAGTTCGCAAGCCAGATCGCCCCGACGCAGTACGCGCAAGCGCTGATCCCGCACCTGAAAGTCGACCCGATGGGCATGAGCCAGGCCGAGGCCCAGGTGTTCATGCAGACTCAGGTCGAGGAGATGCAGGCCGAGATGGCCAAGTCGCTCGCCGAGCGCGATGCGGACGTGCAGTTCAAGACCAGCATCGACCAGGTGCGCAACACCTTCACCGAGCAGCTCAACACGGCCAACCGCTTCACCCCCGAGGTGAACGCGAGCTACGCCAACATGCTGGCCAACTTCTACGCCGTCACAGCGGCGAAGGTCGGCATGACGCCCGAGGCTCTGGTGCAACGCTACCCGCTGCGCGTGCAGGCCGAGGGTGTGGCCCCCGACACGGCGGTCGCCACCTTCGACCAGGGTGAGGTGCAAGTCACCGACCAGGTGGACGAGACGACCGGCCTGCCGCTGAACTCCGACGGCACCGTCACCCTCTACCATCACACGAGCGCGGACAAGGCCCAGGCCATCAAGGACTCGGGCGCGCTGCGCTCTGCCGGCGAGCCCGACGTCTACCTCACGACCCGCGAGCAGACCGACACCGGCTACGGCGACACGGCGGTGCGCGTTCGCATCGACCCCAGCAAGCTACAGCTCGACGACGAGTTCCCCGACGGACGCCAGGACTACCGCGTGAGCGTGGGCCGACCTGGCGGCGCGCTGACCGACGCGACGTTTTTCCAGTTCGCCGGTCCCAACGCCCAGACCGCCGATATGTACTCGCTGGTCGAGGCGCAGGACCAGATCAAGCAAGGCCGAAGCCCCGAGGCCGTGCGTCGCCGCACCGGCTGGTTCCAGGGCGTCGACGGTCGCTGGCGCTTCGAGATTCCTGACGACGAGGCGAAGTTCAACGACAAGGGCGTCGTCAAGCCCGAGGACATCATCGAGGACGTGCGCGAGAACTCGACGCTGGTCCTCGAACCTGTGTCCGAGTTTGTCAGAAGCCGCATCCCCAACGCGACGCCGAACTACAAGGCGACCTACACCAAAGGCGAGTACGCGGGTTTTAGCGCCTACGGCAAGACCGAGGAGGACGCGCTCAATAACCTGGCGATGCACCGCGCCAAACGATTGAGCGAAGGTGCGTTCCAGATCGGCAAGGCCAAGGTCGGCGACACCGTTCGCCTGGCCGAGGCGCTCGATCATCCCAAGCTCTACGCCGCATATCCCGAGCTGGCCGGCCTGAATGTGACGTTCGTCGATGGTGTCGACTTCCGAGGCGCGTACTACCCGACCGCCGACAAGATCGAGATCGCGATCTCGGGCGACCAGGAGCAGATGCTGTCGACGCTACTGCACGAAATCCAGCACGCCATCCAGGAGCGCGAAGGCTTTGCCCGTGGTGGCGCACCTGTCGGCGATTTCACCAAGGCCGTCAAGGAGGCCCTGGGCCAACTGGCCGACGTCGAGAAAACCGTCGTCGAGGGCTGGAAGTGGAACAACAAGGACAAGCTGGACGCCGCCGAGCAGGCCGCGCAAGTCGCCCGCTACGGCCTGATGTGGGAGTCGGCCCAGCGACTGATCGACTACTCGAACCGCGACAAACCGTCCGGCGTGTTCCGCCTGATCCGCAACGAGCTGCAGTGGATTTACTCGGATGACATGCGCAAGGTCGACGAGGCCCAGGAACTGCAGCGCGCGTTCTACGGCATCCCGAAGTCAGGTCCCAAGCGCAACCAGGTGATCGGCGACATGGCGTTCCGTGGTGGCCGTCTGCTGCTGGACACGATCCCGAAGGAACTGCAGGACCAGTTCAAGAACGACCCGCGCACGATGAAGGGCATGATCGCAGCCCTGCAGCGTCAGTCGGAAAAGGCCCGCAAGGCGCTGGCACCGCTGCGCGACCTGGAGCGCAAGGCCCGCAACGCCCAGACCCTAAAGGACTCGCACCAGTATTCGACGCCGTTCGAGGTCTACCAGGCGCTCGCCGGCGAGATCGAGGCGCGCAACACCCAGGCGCGCCAGCAGATGACCGAGGAGGAGCGCAAGACAAACCCGCCGGCGTCGACCGCCGACGTTCCTGCCGAGCGCACCGTGGTGATGTTCGGGGGCCTGGACATCCAGACCCCGATGGCCGCGTTCTCGCAACGACCCNNCCGTCACTGCAGCAAGGCACCGGCAACCGTGGCCCAGATCGACCTTCGGCCAGGACCAGTCACCCAGGTGCCCAGCATCATCACGTTGCTCAAGGGCGCCGACCTGTCGACGTTCCTGCACGAGTCCGGTCACTTCTTCCTGGAGGTCCAGTTCGACCTGGCCAGCCGCATCGGCGGCGAGGCCCAGATGTTCGGCTCCGAGTCGAACACTACCGGCGAGCAGACCATCCTGGCCGACACCCAGGCGATGCTCGACTGGTTCGGCGTGCGCACGCTCGACGAGTGGTACGGCCTGCCGATGGAGCAGAAACGCAGCTATCACGAGCAGTTCGCCCGAGGCTTCGAGGCGTATCTGTTCGAGGGTAAGGCCCCCAGCATCGAGCTGCAGGGCATGTTCCAGCGGTTCCGCGCCTGGTTGCTGCGCGTCTACAAGGACTTGAAGGCCCTGAACGTCGAGCTCACCGACGAGGTGCGCGGCGTGATGGACCGGATGCTGGCCACCACCGAGCAGATCGAGCTGGCCGAGAAGGGCCGCTCGATGCTGCCGCTGTTCGCAGCTCCCGAGCAGGCCGGCATGACGACCGACGAGTTCGCCGCCTACCAGGAGCTCGGCACCCAGGCCACCCAGGACGCCATCGAGGACCTGCAGGCCCGCACGCTGCGCGACATGCAGTGGATGCGCAACGCACGCGGGCGCACGATCAAGCGACTGCAAAAGGAGTCCGCCGCCCGGCGTGCCGAGGTGACGATGGAGGCCCGGCGCGAGATCATGAGCCAGCCGGTGTACCGCGCCTGGCAGTTCCTTACGGCCAAGCTCGATCAGAACGACAAGGCCATGATGGCCCCCGAGCCCGAGCGCAAGTCGGTGCAGGGTCCGGTGGACCCGAGCGTCGACTCGCTGTTCGTGGCCATCGCCAAGCTGGGCGGTCTGGACCGCACACAGGTGCAGTCGATGTGGGGCTGGGACCCCAAGGAACGCAGCCCCATGCCGATCTTCGGCAAGTACCTGCTGCGCCGCGAGGACGGCCTGGGCATCGACGCGATGGGCGAGGCCCTGGCCGAGTACGGCTACCTGCCCAAGGACGAAAACGGCAAGTACGACCAGCGCGANCTGGAGGACAAGTTCGACGCCGAGTACCGGGGCGATCCCCAGTATTCCTACGCCAAGGACTTCACCGACGCACAGGGCGAACGCCGCGCCGGCGAGGATGCCGACATCGAGAACATGGGCGCCGGGCGCTTCGATGCCTTCGCGCTCAAGGACATGCGCCTGCCCCAGGAGATCGTCGACATCATCACCGAGCTGAAGATGACGGCCAAGGACGGCATCGCGCCTGACCTGGTGGCCGAGTCCTTCGGCTTCACGTCCGGCGACGAGCTGGTGCGCACGCTCGCCATCGCAGAAGCCCCCAAGGTCGCCATCGAGGGCCTGGTCGACCAGATGATGCTGGAACGCTACGGCGACCTGGCCACCCCCGAGGCCATCGAGCGCGCAGCCGACGCGGCCATCCACAACGACACCCGCGCCCGGTTCGTGTCGACCGAGCTCAACGCGCTGCAAAAAGCCATCGGCAAGCCCAAGGTCCTGGCCAGCGCCGCCCGCGAGTACGCCCGCGCCATGATCGACCGGCTGACCGTGCGCAACGTCAAGCCCGCCCAGTACGCCGCTGCCGAGGTCCGTGCAGCCAAAGCTGCCGAGAAGGCCATGAAGGCCGGCGACACCGCCCAGGCGGCGGTCGAGAAGCGCAACCAACTCGTGAACACCTACGCCACCAAGGCGGCGCACGATGCCCTGAGCGAGGTCGAGAAGGGCCTGCGCTACCTGGGCAAGTTCAACACCGAGGGCACCCGCAAGGCCATCGACGTCGACTACCTGGACCAGATCGACTCGATCCTCGAACGCTTCGACCTGCGCGTGGGCCAGTCGCTCAAGGCGGTCGACAAGCGCAAGGCCCTGGCCAAGTGGATCGGCGAGCAGGAGGACCTGGGCATCGAGGTCGAGCTGCCCGAGAAGATCATGGCCGAGGCGTTTCGCCAGTCCTACAAGGACCTGACCGTCGAGGAGATGCGCGGCCTGGTGGATGCGGTCAAGCAGATCGAACACCTGGGCAGGCTCAAGGAGAAGCTCCTCACCGCTGCCGACAACCGCCGCTTCGCCGACGTCGTGGCCACGATGGTCGCCAGCATCGAGGAGAACGCCGGCGGCAAGAAAGCCAACAACCGCACCCGCGACACGATGGGCAACCGGGCGCTGGCGCTGTTCAAGGGGTTCGTGGCAAGCCACCGCAAGACGGCGAGCCTGGCCCGCGAGCTGGACGGCTTCAAGGACGCNGGCCCCATGTGGACCTACCTGATCCGCTCGATGAACGCCGCCGGCGACCGCGAGGCGTCGATGCGTGCCGAGGCCACCAGTCGCCTGACCGAGCTGCTCAAGCCCGTGATGGCGGAAGGTCGCATGGGCGGCAAGGGCCAGTTCTTCCCGAGCATTGCCGAGTCGCTCAACCGTGGCGAGCAGCTCGTGATGGCGCTCAACATGGGCAACGCCGGCAACATCCAGCGACTGCTGGACGGCCGGGGGTGGACGCTGGAGCAGGTCGTGCCGGTGATGCAGAACCTGTCGGCGAGCGACTGGCAGTTCGTGCAGTCGGTGTGGGACTACTTCGAGTCATACCGCCCCCAGATCGCGGCCAAAGAGCGTCGCGTGATGGGCAAGGAACCCAACTGGGTCGAACCCCAGCAGGTCGTGGTCAAGACCTCCGACGGCCAGGAGCTCACGCTGCGCGGCGGGTANTTCCCGATTGTGTACGACGCCCGCGAGTCGGGCCGTGCCGAGCAGCAGGCCGACGCCGAGGCCGCACGCCAGCAGATGAAGGGCGCGTTCGTGGCGGCAACGACCCGGCGCTCGTTCACCAAGACCCGAGCCGANNCNGTNAGCGGTCGCCCNCTGGTGCTGACCTGGGACGCGCTGTTCCGGGGNGTCAACGACGTGATCCACGACCTGGCCTGGCACGAGTGGGTGATCGACGCGAACCGGATCGTGAAGAACGAGTCGGTCGACAAAGCGATCCGCTCGACCTACGGCGCCGACGTGGTGCAGCAGTTCAAGGCGTCGATCCGCGACATCGCGGCCGGCGACGCCCCGAACCTCGACGCGCTGTCCAGGGTCCTGACCCCGCTGCGCACNGGCGCTGCNGTCGCCGGCCTGGGNTTTAACCTCATGAACGCCATGCTGCAGCCNCTGGGCCTGACNCAAAGCATGGTGCGCGTGGGTCCGAAGTGGGTNGCCCAGGGCATCGCCGANTGGGCCAAGTCGCCGATCAAGCTGGTGCAGGAGGTCAACGAGAAGTCCGAGTTCATGCGCAACCGCTCGCGCACGATGCAGCGNGAGCTNAACGAAATCCAGTCGGTGGTGCAGGGCAAGACCGAGGTGCGCGCAAAGATCGACGCGCTGATGTTCGTGCCCATGCAGTCGCTGCAGCTCATCGCGGACATGCCGACCTGGTGGGGTGCCTACCAGAAGGCGCTCGCCGAGGCGCCGCTGGACCTGGACCAGGACGTGGCCGAGGATCGCGCCATCAAGCTCGCCGACCAGTCGGTGCTGGATTCGCAGTCTGGTGGCCAGGTGAAGGACCTGTCGCTGATCCAGCGCGGTGGCCCGATGCAAAAGCTGTTCACCGTGTTCTACGGGTACTTCAGTGCCTCGTACAACCTGGGCGTCGAGCGTGCGAAGGCCACCAACTATCGCAGCCCCCTGGAGGTGATGCACCTGGCCTGGGACTTCCTGCTGCTGTACTCGGTGCCGGCGGTG